CGATTGAAAAAGTCCATTGCCTTCTGTTGTTCTTGGGTAACGCCGGGTCTCAACTTGATTTCGTCGTAATATTTAACCTTCAGATCTTCTAGGAAGTTCTTTGCTTTTGCAATCTCTTCTTTTTTAGCAAGATTTTTTTTCTTGATGTCTCGCTCTTCATCCAACTCACTATCTACTTTAAAGTTTTCTTCCATAATGAAATCAACTTCATCGGTATTTAAATGAGGTTTTGTTTTAGTGTAATACTCTTTTAATAATAAATCATCATTAACATTGCTATAATCCGCATTGAGTCTTACATAATCCTCAACATTACCTCCTGTCTCCTCCATAAAGGATACAAGTTTTTCAATATTTTCAGGTAATTTTCTTTGAGGTATATTCTCTTTTTTAGGTTTAATAGGTTCAGTTTTAGGTGCCTTTTCCTCTACTTTAAGTTCTTCTAGTACAGGTTTTGACTCTACCTTTTCTTCTTTGTTTGTTTCGTTTTGTGGGGTAGGTTTTTCAATTGTTGACTCGACGTCTCTGATCTCCACTTTTTGAACATCTTCGGGCGGTTTATGAGCATCCATATCAATTGACTTCGACTTTTGAATGGCATCTTTAACTTTTTCTACTGGGTCTATGACCTCTGATTTAACTTCTTTTTTAACTTCTTCTTTTTTAACCGGCGGTTTAGATAAATCTACTTTAGTTATTTCCGGTTCTGCACTAAGTGCTTTTTTAGGCACCTTTACCTTGGTTACCTCTTTTTTTGTCTTTGACATAATAAAATATTATAAAATTAATAAAATAATTATCTAGGCGTAAATTGTTCTAAATTTAATCCTGATAATCCATCATTTGTTGATTCAAAATTCTTAGGTAATAAATCATTTTGACGTTGTGAAATCATTTCACTTTGTTGCGTAGCCTGAATTTTTGTACGCTTGTCTTTTCTATCTTCAATATACTCTTCTTTAGCTTTTTCATTATCTCTTTGCATTCCAGCTAATTTCAATTGATACTGGAATTCAATTTCCATTAACTCTTTCTTAATAGCTGCTTCTCGTTCTAATTTTTGTATTTCTAACTGAGATTCTCCTTGTTTAATTTGAAGTTCTTTTTGTGCTAAAGCCTCTTGCTTTTGAACTTCATACATTGCTGACTGTTCTGTTGCTTGTGCATTGGCTTGCGCCTGCGCCTGTATATTAGCTTGTTGTGCTTGTTGGTCCTTAGCTTGTTTTTGTTTACGTTTTAATTTAAGTAGTTGATTAGCTAACTTTAAATTTTTAACTTGTCTAATATCAATAGCATCTTCAATATCAATACTTTGTTGTTGTAAAGCCATTTGAATATTTTGCTCAAGCATTGCTCTCTCTTCTTCATCTGGTTCTAATTCTAAGTATATACCAAAATCAAATAAATTCAAATTCTTCATTTCTTCCAAAGACCCTAAATTAAATCTATTTACTGCATTAATTAAGGACTCTGCGGTTAATGCATAATCTAATACATCTGCAATACGTAAGGAAATATTTTCTGCAATTCGCACACTCATATATAACATACTCTGTAAAATATGACGAGTAGCTACATTGGATGCTGCGGCTGCTAATTTTTGTAATCCCACTAGNGCATATTGATCTGGGTTACTTGCATCTCTAGCTTCATTTAATCCGGTCACATCTCTTATCATTTGTAAATAATATTGATAAGTACTAATTAAAGATGAAATCTTAGCTTGAGAAGCTGAGGTTTGTAATTCCTGAATAGGTACCATTCCTCTATTAGGATCCCCATCTTGAGTTTGCGACCTACCAACTATACTACCTGTTTGGAAGTACATGTTTAATGCCTCTTGTGGGTTATAATTAGTACCATTACCTAAATCCACTTCAGCTAATCCATCAACATCAACAAATACTCCATCTGGAACCATACGTGAAATGACCTGTTGCAGCTTTAAATGAGTTAATTGAATCATATCAGCAAAACCTGTTACTTTACTTACTAAAGACTCCACACGGCCTCTATAAAGGCGTGGGGCAGTAATAACGTAATTCATTCTACATTTAGTAGTATCAGCTGCTGGGCGAGTCATATTTTCAGCCATTTTCCATTCTAGCATATTATCTATACCCAATACTTTAACCCCAGAATATAATACTTCAATTTTTCTACTTACTTTATCAAACTTGTCGCTAGGAGGAGGGGAGAAGAAATCTGTTTTTTTAAGAGACTTTTCTAACCCTTGGTCAGTTTGTTTTATTTTCCATACTTGTTCAGAATAAGTTTTATATTCAAAATATAGAAGTTGAATTATATCTGGATCTTCATTCCAATTTCTTAAATAATTTTGTGTGCCCGGAAACTTTTGGATTTTATCCATTTCCTCTACAGTCAAATGCGGGAATTGTTTAGCTAATTCTGCAATACTAATAGATTTAACTTCACCTACATAATATACATCTTCAAAATTTGGATCTTCTGTGTAAGAATATACTAAGTTAGCGGGATCTACATAATCAACTGTAATCCCATTAGAGGTATTATAATTAGTTTTGGAACATGCAATTCCTAATACTACTAAATCATAAAGTAGTCTTTTCTTAGTTTCATGATATTTATTATTAGCGAGCACGTTTGAAATAGCTTCTTCTTCTGCTATTTCTATGCTTTGCTTATAACTCAATTGCATATGTAAACTTAATTCTTCTTTATTTTCTGGTAAATCCTCAGAATTAGGAGATTTAAACATATTCATTCCAGTGTCTTCTTGAATTTTTTCAATGAAAGCCCTTGCATTCATATCTCTTAATAGAGTTTCTGCATATTGAGTTCTTTTCTTTTGAGATTCAGGATCCTGGGCATATGATTTTATTTCATAATTTCTTTGAGACATCCCATTAACAACTATATCTACAAATTTAGATATAATAGGAACTGGCTTCCAGTCTAAATTTAAATATGACAAATCTCCATTAATGGCTAATTCATCTTTATATTTTTGTACAGGTTGTTCGCCTCGTGCATATAATCTACGTGTATGAAATTGATTAAAATTAACTATAAATCTATCGCCTCCTCCACGAGTATTTCTAAACCATTCATTTTCAATAGCTCTTCCCACTAACGCTCCATATTCCAACGATGCCTTTTCTTCATCAGGTACTACCTGGCTTGGAAAGCTACTATTATAATTAGTTGTTATCATTTATTTTATTAGTTTTGATAAATTTTTTCCTGAGCTATTATCATATTTAGCAAAATTTAATACCACTGCTTCTTTTTCAATTTTAGCATAAGGCTTATACCTATGCTGATTACATGCCATTAAGGCTAACCCTGAACTAATAGAAGCATCATGAGAAGTTCTATTATTTATATTAAATCTTGCCCAATCTTCTAGTGTTCTTTGAAAATACATATCTCCAAAAGATTCACCTAAATTCCCAACAAATGTTTCAATATAAGTTTCAATAGCTGCGGCATGAGCTTGCTTTATATCTTCACTTGAATTAGGTATACCACCTATTTCTCTTTCTGTGACAGATAGCTTAGTAGCGACTCGGTCAGGCCTATTAATAGAAAAATGCCTATATCCTCTACGTTTAAAATAATACAAAAGTCTAGGTTTGTTATTTTCCGCTAAGATAGGCATTCCATAGAAGATACATGCCATAAGCACATCTTCAAAAAATATTTCAGCCGTTTGTGGTCTAGCTATATACTCTAAAAAGAAATGATTTGCCGGGACGTCTTCCATAGACCATTTTGTTAATCCATGCAGAGACCCGTTAGATCCTCTTTTATCTACTGTTCCTGATATATCATATGGGTCACAACCAAATGCCCCAAGATGCTTATTACCAGGATGTTTCATTCCTTTTTTATAATTACGCTATTTTGGAGATTTTTAGGCGGTAACCAAGAAATATAAAATCTTCCTTTAGGATTAGGCATAAATAGCACTCGGCTATCTCTAACACTATCCTCCCACATAAAATTTCCTCTATTAACTATTTTATTATAACTTATATCTTCATTCCAATCTATTTGTTCATAAATCTTAGTTAGATTAAATAAAGATTCTTTAGTTTCATCTCTAAATGCATGCTTTTCAGTACGTGGGAATTGACGATAAAATTCATTTAATCCGTCAGCATCATCTTTTAACCCTTCAACTTCATTTTGCCAGTAGTCAATAACTCCGATTCTAATTTGTCCCCCATGAGGGCCGAAAGCTGGTTTTCTTGGCGTTTCGAAGACAGGTATGCCATAAGCATCAATGTATCCCTCGTAGTTCCATTCCATAGGTATGAACAAACTATAGAGTCCTGAACTAGTCTGTCCGTTGGCGTTTCTCTTTGTAACATCTGAAGCATTATATAATTTTTTAAAGTTATCTCCTCCTTTATCTAAAGCATTTGATGTTGAACCCATCATACACTTCCCTATAATTCTACTACCAAGTCTTAATGTTGTTTTTGTAACCCTCCAGTTATTTAATATATTGTTAGGCCTTTCCCATTTACCTGATTCATCATGTACTAGTAGTTTTAATTTTTCACCATCATAACTATTATCTCCGGTATTCTTCCAGTCAATAGTTGTATCTAATCCCTCTAGTAATTCTCCTTTATCTAAAGCAGTTATAGATTTTCTAGTAAATTTAGAAGCTGGTACTCTATATGCTAATTCTGTTTTAGGTCGATCCATACCATCTTGAATCGGTTTAAAAAAGAATGGATAGTTAACTGAAATTGGTACAACCTTATCTGTAAACATCTTTTTAGCATCGGGTCCAGTCTTAGATAATATTCCATATCTTGAATCGGTTGCTAATGTAGCTAAATTTACAACTTCACCTGAGGCCATAAAAGAAAATCCAGAACGTCTATTTTTTAAATAACACATTCCATAGCATCTTATATCAGCTTTACAGGCTTCCCAGAATATAAAAAATAATCTATTTGCTTCCCTAAAGTCGGGTGCTCCAACATCAATCTTACTCCATTGTAAATACATATAATGTGTGCCGGTAAGATAAGTCTCAATGTTTTTATTCTTAAACCAAAATCCTTCGTCACGTCTTTTAAATTCTTCATCTATATAGTCGTGCCATTGTTCTTTAAAATCCTCTGGATATTCTTTCCATTCAAAGACAGTTTTAATTCTATTTAAAACTTTAGGATATTCTGTTCTTTCCCAAGTATTATTTTCAAACCTAGTAATTTGTTTTGGGATTTTAGGTAATGCAATTTTTAAATTTTGTATTTCATAAATTTCCCCAATCTCTCCTGTCTTACTAATAACTATAACGTCATGATCTTCGTTATATCCATATTTCCATTTCTTATAACGATTAAGCCTTTTAATAACCTTAGGCTTAATATGATCATCTAATATTTTATATAAAGTTTGCGNGTACATTATTTAGACCTCCCTTCTGCGAAACCTTTAAAAGTTTTTTCNTTTTTGATTTCTTTAGGTTTATCTTCTAATATATTTTTTTCTTCTTCAATACGCTTAAGTATTTCAAAAGCATCAAATATAGCTAGTTTTTTAGTGGCTGCAGCATTCTTTAATCTGTCTGCGGAAATATCATCGTCTGAATCAACAATAGGTTCTTTAGCAACTTTGATTAACTCTTCAACTGCTTTGTGACCAGCTTGGATTATATTCAGCTTCGTTTCCTTTACTTTCGTCATATTTAATAACAATATCTTTAGATTTCATACAATATAATAGTTGTCCATCAATTACAAATTCCCATTCTCTCATAGGATTAAATCCTACTACATCTTCTTTATGGACTCCAAGTTTTGTTAATATATCATTTGAATATTTTAACACTCCTTGTTGAGGTTTTAATATTTCTACTTTAGTACCATCAGTTTCCTTGACAGGTGTTACAAAACAATAATCTAAATTTGTAACCCATGCGTCTTTATTCTTATATAAATAAATCTGTTCTAATGGACAAAAATATAAATCCTCTGTAAAATAATTTCTACTATTCCTTTCATTACCGCGAACATCATACCATCTTCGAAATATATTATGATGCACTATAACTATATCTCCTTTTTTTATATCAGTACATATTCCCGTAGGAGTAGCAATTACTTTGGCCATTCTATTAATATATAGAAATTCTTCTATACTGGTATTAACAATTAATTCTGAATCGCCTACTTTTTTCGTGTTATTATATCT